TCAAGCATATGTCCAGGTATATCTTTCAGGAAGTCGAATAAGCCACTAAATATGGACTTGACTACTTCAATAGCTCCAGATGTTATACCTTTAATGCCTTCCCATGCCTGTTCCCAGTTGCCTGTAAATATGCCTACTATAAAGTCTGCAATCCCACTTAATATTGAACTTAATCCACTTAATATTCCTGATATAGTTTCGACTACAGTAGTAACTACCGATCCTATTACTGTGAAAGCTGTTTGTATTACATCGCTGAATACCCCAGCTATATAAGTGGCTATAGGCTGCAGCACATTGGTCCATAATACCTTGAACACTCCCATTAATAACTCAAGTCCTGCCATGACGAATGGTATAACTGCATTTACAAGACCCATAAATGCAGAGCCAACATTCTGTATAACTGGTAGTACTGTACTTATTATTGGTTGGATGAAGTTCAGGAAGGAGTCTTTTAGTTCATGGACCTTATTCCTGAAAGCTTCACTATTCTTATAAGCTAATATAAACCCAGTTACTAGCCCACCTATTACTAATGCAGCTACTCCAACAGGTCCCATTAATAAACTTAAGGCCTTACCTACTCCCCCAGCTTGGACTACGGTTTGAGAAAATAAGTCCTTCATTTGTGTGAAGGCTTTTATTCCGCTCTGGATCTTATTACCTATCTTGATAGTTGCTATGGCAGAACCTATACCAGCTATATATGGCAGCATATTCTTAAGGCCACTTATAAATTCTTTAACTGCTGGATATGCCCTAGTAGCAAACTCCTGTGCTCTATCAACTAATTCAACTATTTTGTCAGTAATAATAGGTATTTTAGGAGTTAGCCAGTCTACAAATTGTCTGGCATATGGTGCCAACCTTTCGCCTAGTTCTATCTTCATACCTTCAACTGCAGATTGAAGGATAGTAATTGCTCCAGCTAGATTATCTAGCTTGGTTTCTGCCATTTGTTTAGCTGCTCCGTCTGCATTGTATAAAGAGTCGGTTAGTTCTTTCAGTGCGTCTGGTCCCTGTTCTACTAATGCTAGCATACCACTCATGGCCTCTTGGCCAAAGATTGTAGCCATAGCATTAGCTCTTTGCTCCGATGTCAGTGCTGCTGTACTGGTCTGTAGGTTTCTAATCACTTGATCCAGAGGCAACATATTACCATGTGCATCGAATGCCTCAAATCCTAATGCACTCATTAATTTAGCCGCCTCTGATGATGGTTTCGCTAGTCTTGTTAATGCAGCCCTTAATGTGGTACCTGCTTGAGATCCTTTAATATTAGCATTAGATAACATACCTATAGCAGCTGCAGTTTGTTCTAGATCTACTCCTAGTGCATTTGCTGCAGGTCCAACATATTTCATGGCCTCGCCTAGCCCAGCTATATCCGAGTTGGTTGCTGTGGCTGATAATGCAAGTACATCGGCAACATGAGTAGCTTCTTCAGCCGCTAACCCAAAGGCCCGCAGAGTACCTGCTGCTATATCAGTTGCATCTGCCAGGTCCATACCTTCCGCACTGGCCATGTCTAGCAGTCCTGGAAGTGCTGCTATAGTTTCCTGGACTGTAAAACCTGCTTGTGCTAGTAAGGTTTGAGCCTCTGTTACCTGGACTGCAGACCAGGCTGTTTCAGCTCCTAACCTTTTAGCCTCATCCCGCAGTATGGCCAATTCCTCGGCCGTGGCCTGGCTCACTGCCTGGACATTGGATAGACCCTGTTCAAAGTCCATAAAAGTGGACATAGTATCTTTAATTCCAAGCCCACCTACGATTAATGCTCCAGCTGCAGCTACTGCTGTAAATTTCTTAATAGCAGTTTTAGCAAAGGATCCTATTCTGCCTTCGATTTTCTTTAGAGGAGAGGTAATTTTGTCCTGGAGTTTAGCAGCTGGACTTGCTTCCATCCTATCTAGCCGCTTCATCCTCTTTTCTGTCTTCTCCACATACTTATCCATGGCAGACAGTTTCTTCTTGGTTTTGTCGTCACCAGTGACCCCTACATTGACTTCCAGACGATAGATTTCTTTTTCAGCCAATTACCTCCCTCCCCTCTTTGGTTTGTTTTGGGCCGCCTTTTTCCTGGCCTTTTCTTCCTGCTCTATTTCATATTGGGAAAAGGCAAAGAGGAGCCTTCTTCCCATATCTGACCTGGACATAACATAGTCGGGATCCATGTGGTGTTTTGTAAATAAATTATATAGTGATGTCACGAATGGACCCCGACCTATTAGTTTTTTATGTTGTCTATTTCTTCTAGTTCATCATCAAACCCAGATAGCTCCATTACTTTGTCTGCAAGAGCCATCATTTCGCCTGCTAGTAACCTTCTTTTTATTACCTCTCTTCCTGAAGATAGCTTTAAACTTGAAAGAAGCCTTTTGTCTCCCCAGTTTGGAGACACTGTTGCAGCCTCAATTAATGCAGCATTAAATTCTTCCTCATTGAGTTCCTTGGTCCTTTGGCCTCTATGTTTTCTTTCGACAGTACATTCCCTTCTAATTCTTTGGATCTCTCTTTCAGATAGCCCCTTTAATGTTACTGGAATGCCTAGTCTGTCTATCATATAGGTCCTTTCAGGAACTTCTGTAGGTTCTAGCAGCTTATTTATGATTTCATCCTCCGTCATTTCTAATACTTCCTGTTCAGTCATTTCCTTTTCTAGATCCTTATTATCCATAGTCATACTCTAAACTCCCCTTTCTATTATCCTTCGGTAACAGCATCTAATAATTCATAGCCCTCGAATGTGAAAGGTGTTTCCTCTTCGATTACTTCACCAGCTGTTACATTGGCCAGCTGAATACTGTCAGCCATACAGTTCATGAGCCTAACCCTTTCATGGCCCCAAGCCTCTGGATCCTCTAATGTTACAATGAGCTCAAACCTTTTAAAGCCTAGCTCTATCATTTTAGAGGTTACTTTGTAGCCAGAGAAGGTACCAGATCCGCTCTTTTGTCCCTTCTTGTACCTAGTCCAGTCGCTGCCCATGACATTAAGTTCACCTTTTTCCATCTCGACTGTTGCCTCTACATGGTTGACATTTGTTTGCCATTCTCCGTCTAGAAGAAGTTTAGAAAAAGAGCCATGAAAGGCTCTGTCTGGATTAAAACTACCAAGCATTATAAGCTACCTCCTTCTTATTTTATATAGCCAGTGCCGAATATCTTCTTCATAACATTGATGTATTTAGCTTCCCATCTCCAGAAGAATTCGTCATTAGCTGCATTCTTTTGCAGTTCCTCGTCTATTTCTACGATGAAGTCTTCTATCAGTTGACCAGTTTGTAGTACCTCGAAGTATTGCTTCAATGCAGATAATATAGCTAATTGGCCAGTCCTTCCGTTTAGAACCTTACCTACATATTGCCTATTGCCTGTAAAGGATGTATCTTCGTCCACCATGTCCATGAACTTGATGGCCCTTAAATATCCCCAGGTTTCGTTTTGGTCCTCGCCATATCTCTTAAGGGTATTGACATCATCCTCTATTACTACGGAACCATCGTCATACCTTAAGATCATGGTGCCCGCTAGGAGTGCACTCTCTATCTCTTCATTGGTTAGATGGGTAGTAACATCACTAAATACAGTAGTTCGATTGCATAGTGAAGCCTTCATGTCTTGACCTTCCCCTAAAGCACAAATATAGACCGCTACCTCTGCAGGTGTATACACTACTCCGTCTAAAATACCCCCTGTAGCTCCTACATTGTGCATTCCTTCATAGTTGAAGGCCTTGGATCTATTGTTGGCAGCTAATATGTCCTCATCTAGCTCTCCACCAACATAGGCCCTGATCTTCTTACCGTTTTTTCTATTTCTCTCTACCCAAGATTTAACACTGGTGTGTAGTGCTGGATCTGTTACTCCGTCAAGTGTAAAGCCATTGAATTTATAGCCTTCAAATTTGGCCATGGCATCTATATAGTCCTGGTTTGTTATGCCAGCTACTCCATCGTTTCCGCCTGTTAGAGGTTGAGATACTACATCCTTCAACTCTCCTTCTGCTACTTTTGTAGCTTTTAGCCACATATTTTCTGCATTGTCATTGATGGCAGTTGCTATCTCTTCTATAGATCCTGTTAATCCAGAGAATGTGAATAGTAGTCTAGTCCCTTCATGAAGTACGATGTCCTTGGCTGTATCGTCTACTATGCTAGGCCTTACAGTGACCTTGAATTCTCTTGTAGTAGGATACTTGGACTCTATCTTCAATACATCAGTGTCGTTTGTGCTTTTTAGTGTTACAGCTGCAACCTTCTCGGTTCCATCTGCTAGTCTGTATAGCAGAAGTTCTTTAGGTCCACCCAGTAAAGCCAGCCTTCCTAATTTGTAGGCTGTGTAGTTCATGTCGGATCCAAAGTTGTCAATTAGATCCTTTTCAGAAGTGATTCTAACTACTTCCTTAACTGGACCCCAGTTGGCCTTCACTGGCATTGCAACTATACCTCGTTTACCCATTTGGATTCGTGCTAGAGCTGCAGCTTTAAATCTGTTATAAAATCCAGGCCTTATTGGTCTATCGGTTTCGCTCCATAATCCGCTCGCCATATTTACTTAACCTCCTTTTTAGGTTTTTCTACTTCGGTCTTGAGGAATTTGTCTACCCTTTCCTTGAATTCCTCTTTAGTTAGCTCCTTCTCCTTACAGCCAAATAAAGCACCTGCAGCAACCTCTGGCTTGTGTCCTGTGATAGCATAGCTGTTGGCCAGAAGCTCTTCTATAGGATACTTATGCTCTATGGCCTTTGGAGCCTTATTAGTCTTTTTCTCACTCATATTAAACCTCCTTATACAATTCGGCCCCTACTATAGATTTTCTCTATATAGGTCCCATCT